AGTGGCTGAGATTCTCGCGGGGGGAAAATCCAAGCCAGGGCATATTCCTGTGGGTCGTTCTACAATCCGAGTCGGCGAACACTCGATGCGAGTTCATACTGAAGATTTGAATGAGTGGGCTAACGCCATCTATAACTGGAAAGACATCGCGCAGTTATTAGGCTTGCCACTTGAGGCATGTTCAATGGAGGTAGAATAAACCCATGGAGAAAAAAATAGGCAAGCGTTGGCTCATGTGGGGACGCACAGGCGGACTTGCTATTGGTTTCACTATTTCGAAATACAACTGCTATTTTGAATTAGGTTTTTGGTACATAGGGATGGAATTTTAATGGCGATGGCAGTTGAAAAGAAGAAACCAACAGCAAAGCCAAAAAGCAACGCGGGACGAAAGACAGCCCTTCTCGATGTCTCAAAGGAACAAACTTTGCTTGACTACATCCGAATTGGTACACCTGTTCGAAAGGCAGTTACCGCTTCAGGGATAGCCGAAAAGACTTTCTATAACTGGATGAGTCGCGGATTAGCAGAGCGCGAGCGCTTGGCTTTATCAATGACCGCAAAATCTAATGCAACCGAAGTTGTATTTCTGCAATTTTTACAGCGAGTTGAGCAAGCAAGAGCAGAGGCAATTGCTAAAAAGGTTGCAGTTATTGCGAAGAGCGGTAACGATGGTGACTGGAGAGCAGCAGCGTGGTGGTTAGAGCGCCAAGTTCCCGAGGAGTTCGGCAAGACAGAGAAGTTTGAAATTGGCGGAAACAATGGCGACCCAATTAAAATCCAAGTTGAAATGGGCGACTTGGAAGATAAGATTGCCAAAGTCTTAGCGATTCGTAAAAAATGAGGGGGAGAGATGAGAAAGTTCAAGGTAGGGATTGAGCAAGATTTAGAAATAGTCGAGCCAATCTCAAAGCACCGCCCCGAATGGTACAAGAAAATGCCCGCCTTCTCAGACGGGCAAAAGAAATTGTCTTTCTATGGGGAGTACAACAAAAATATAACTCTTAAACATTGTATGCCTTTTTTGGATACATTAAATACTGGCTATGCAATCACTCTCATGCAAGATGTTTTGGTGGGTAATAAGACAAGCGAGTTTCAAGTAGTTTGGCAAAACCCCCCAATCCCCTTAGAAAATCGTCCAGCGAGCGCTGCGCCTGGATTGCCTGTCCCCGCTGGACATAGCCCAGTCCACTTTGTTTGGAAGTTCTACGGAAATATAAAGTTACCTCAAGGATATTCGATGATGCTAACCCATCCGTTAAATCGATTCGATTTACCTTTTACAACCTTGAGTGCAGTTATTGATGCCGATTCTATATTCTTTTCAGGAAATATCCCATTTTTCTTAAAAGAAGGATTTGAAGGAATAATTCCCGCTGGAACACCAATTGCTCAAATTATTCCATTCAAGAGAGAAGAATGGAAAATGGAAGTAGATGATTCCGTTGCTCTTGCAGGGAGAAAAAGAGCGCGTGACTCAAGTTTTAGGATGCTAAATTATTACAAAAACAATTTTTGGCATAAAAAAAGTTACCTGTGACGCGTTTAGTAGACCTTGTTCTCAATGCTACACCCGAAGAACGAGCAAAAATTTATCTCTCACTCACAGATGATGAGAAGTACGCGCTATCGGTCATCCTTGATGCTGAGATTGATAACCCGTGGGGACGCTGGGAGAATGACCCAGTTGGATTCATCCAAGATGGATTAGGCGAAGAACTGTGGTCAAAGCAGCGCGAGATTCTTGAGTCCATTCGCGATAACAAAAGAACAGTAGTGCCAGCATGTCACGCACCTGGAAAATCTCACTTAGCAGCAAGAGCCGTCGCATGGTGGATTGCAGTTCATCCTCCTGGAACAGCGATTGCGATTACAACAGCATCGACTTTCAAACAGGTTCGAAACATCATGTGGGCGCAGATTCGCAAAGTTCATACATCTCATGATTTACCTGGAGAGATTTTAACTACTGAATGGAAAATGGATGGCACAGTCGTTGCCTATGGTTTCCGTCCTGCCGATAACAATGAGGCAGCAGTTCAGGGTATCCACGCACCGCATCTATTGATTGTGGTTGATGAGGCTGGAGGTATCTCGGACAAGATTGGTGGCGCACTTGAAGCGCTTATGACGGGTGGACACACACGCCTTCTCGTATTGGGAAACCCGCCTACGGACCAAGAACAGTCATGGTTCGAAAGAATCTGTGCGAGTCCGCTCTATAACATTCTGCCGATTAGCGCATTTGATACACCAAACTTTACGGGTGAGGCGACTGGTCAATGTCGGTCATGTCCACCGCATGTCGAGGCTCATGATGTTGCAACGCACTTAGTAGACCAAACTTGGGTCGATGATGTAATCAGCGAATTCGGAGAAGATTCTCCATTCGTTGAAGCCCGTGTTCATGCACGATTCCCACAAACGGGAACAGGCAAGGTCATTCCCTACTATTGGGCTGAGTTGGCAACACAAAACGAAGAGATGCTGGAAAGCGCAGTTATTCGATTGGGTGTGGATATTGCATCCGATGGTGGAGATGAATTCGTTATCGCTAAGGCGGATGGTTATGTCGCATCGATTATTCATCGCAGTTCAGGCAAGGTCAATGCAAACGCTGTTGATGTCGCTGGCGTGGTCATTGCTGAGATTGAGAAGGCAGTTGCTATCCATAAGGACAGAGGCTTATCGGATTTAGTCCGCGTCAAGATTGACACGATTGGAGTTGGCTGGGGTGTCGTCTCCCTTTTGGATAGATGGGTAAAAGAACGCGGATTGCGAGCGGTGGTTATTGGGGTCAATGTTGCCGAGAAGCCGAAAGACCAAACTAAGTTCAAGAATCAAAGAGCCGAAATGTGGTGGAACGCTCGTACACTTTTACAGCCTCGAGATGACAGGCAAGAATTACGCCTTGATGTCGATAGACAAGTTTTAGCACAGTTGGCAGGACCGACCTACAAATCTGATTCGTCAGGTCGTATACAGATTGAAGCGAAGGCTGACATGAAACGGCGTGGCGTTCACAGCCCTGACCGAGCCGAAGCGATACTTCTTGCAGTATACGAAAACAAAAACATTATTCCTACCGTTGCACCTATTTCGATTGGACAATCAAATCCATGGACAATGTAAACCGCTCTGACTTTGATTTAGATTTACGGTACGGACAAGCGGGTGAGTCCTACATTAAATCTTTACTTAACATCGAAACTGTTGAGGTCAAGCGAGATAAGCGGTGGAGAAATACTGGAAACCTTTACATCGAAACTTGGTGCTGGAGCGATAACAACTCCGAGTGGTATCCATCGGGATTACAGGCAAGCAAGGCAACGCATTGGGCTTTCGTCTTAGAGGCGATGGCGCTCATCGTGCCTACCGAGCAGTTGAAGCACACCGTTGAAAAGTACGGTCATCCGATTGAGTGTTCAATTCCGCCTAATTACTCAAAAGGCTATCTGATAAAAGTGACAGATTTACTTCAAGTTGCTCGAGGTTTTTAATTTATTTGTAAGTTTTTTTAGACCACTCTCGTCGCATGTAATTATTGATGATATTGCTACCAAAATTAGCATCTTCTAAATTTCTATAATCTTCTTCGTTAGAATAAGTAGAGTATTCGGCTTCCCAGTTATCGCGCTTAAAAGGAGTTACCTGAGCAATTGGGGTGCCTTTCTCAATAACACCCTTAAAGCCCTTTTTAACCCAAACGGGAAATAAAATCTGTAATTGTGATTTATCCGTATCAATGACAGCGGGAATTGCTTGAAAATTTGTATTCCTAAATCCAAAAGGCTGAGTCACTAAAATTGAATACCCAGGAGGGGTTATGATTCTCCAATAATTAAGGTACTTAAAAGGTTGCGAGTGGAAATCTTCGGGTGCTTCTACTCCCTCAGTTTGGTCGCCGTGCAGTAAAAAAACATCTCGCGACACACGCCAAGTTATTTCAGGAATCGCAAGTTCATTTGAAGCATCCACATAAACATCACTCCATAAAGGTATTAAATAGCCACTCGTAAGAGCATCCAACATAGGAACACACTTTTTGCCAGTAAGATTTGCTGAATGGTCTACGACAGAGAGACTTTTACCAAGTGGATTATTTCTTGCGGGGACATAAGGACTCATGTTTTTGAACCACTCAGGTAAATTTTTACTTGCTGGAATTGGTTTCGGCGCAACTTCAAAAAACCAAGGATGACAAGATTTGAAAAGTATTTTCTTAGACATGTTATTTGCTCGATTCTTTTGGAATGGTAAGAAAGTCAAGTAGTTGTTCAACAATTACAACATCCCGTGAGACGCCATTTCGCGTAATTGGATGTCCATATTCAGACGCGAACGCCTGAACCTCTTTAATGATTCTTTCTCGTTCAGTTAGTGCCATGATTCTTTTCCTTCCATTCCTTGACAATCTCCATGCCTTTTTCAAATCCATGCTCATTCAAGATTATCTGACATTGCCTCAAAGTTAAACCTGTGTGTGGATGAGATGACGAGAGAATTCCCTTGCCAAACTCATCCACTAGGTCGTTCAGTATCTCGTCACTCACGCTATGACACTTTCAGGCTGGCTGTCAAAGACTGTCTCGTAGAGCAGTTGCCCGCCCTCCCAATCATCCCAGTCGCCATCTGATTTGATTTCGATGGAATCACCAAAGATTTTCTTTGCGTGGATAAGGCTTGCAGTAACAACAGAGTCGTAAGGCTTTTGTGCAGTTTTGCAGAAATCAAAGCCTTCATCACCGAGTCGGATTCCGAAAGTTTCGTGTCCGCCTTCTCCAACACCGTTGAGCGCGACAAGAGTTTCATCGATGTTTGGCGCATCAAAACCCAAACCGTTGCCGAGTGGAATTCCAGCCTCAGTAGCGGTTTCAACGATTGCCTTGATTCCCTCAGTCCACTCCTTGAATTGAGCAGGTGTGAGTTCTTCCTTGATTGTCCAATAATGTGTGTAACCCATTTACTTCTCCTCCTCGTATCCGTCGAACCAAACTCCAGCCTCTCTAGTGTTTGGGTCCTTGCAATGTGCTTGAGCCTGTTCAAGTGTGAGTCCACGCTTGATTACCTTAGTGTCGTTATGGGCTGCCCACATGCGAATGATGTAATAAGTCTTTGCCATTATGCACTCTCCTTTCCGATAAGAACATTCCAGTTCTTTTTTTGAGCAACTTCGACGCACTTCATGCGCCATTCGTGAGCAGTATCCGAAAAGGTGATGCTCAATGAATTGATGAATGAGATTGGAGCCTCAAAGTACAAAGGTCCTTCCTCTTCAGGAATGTATTTAATAAATACAGTTCCGTTCTTACGCTGGGTCAAAACGACCATTGCGCTGACATAACCTGAGTCAATGCGCTTTAAGGAAATGTAGAAAGCCTTTTGACCGAATACGGTCTTGCCTTCAACAATTTTGCCAACCTCATAGACATGACCCAATATGCGTTTTGCGTCATATTCAACGAACTTTTTAGTTGTGATATTAGAACTTATTGAAGTTGATACCCACCCCATTTAAGCCACCGCCTTTTCTTGGATAATGTTTTGAACAGTTTCAGCGTGTTGCTTGAAGATTGACTTGAATAAATCTTCTTCGCCCTTGATGTACTTTCCAATATCTGTAATGCTGAATTCGCGCTTGTCATACGCTTCCCCAGCCTTACCGCTTTTCAAGATGGATACATAACTCACCTTGATGTGAGCCTCTGGGATGTAAGAACCTTCTCCCCAAACGCTTTCAATATAAACATAGTTCAAGTAATACTCCTTGTCGAAGATTGATACCTTGACTGGATTTTCCTCAGTTGAAAAACTAACGGAGGTGCTTGCTTCGTGATGAACAGTTGTGACAGTTTTGCCACTTGTTTGAATTTCATACTTACTCATTTGATTCCCCTCTCTGAGAACAAGACCAGTATATCACTACTGGGGTTAATAATCGAATCTATTAGTGAGTGTGGCTTGCTTCTTTTGGCTTTCCATCCCACAACTGAGCGATGGCGTAAGAGTTGAGGCTGACACCGTAACCGCCTCCATAGGTTTGAATCTTGTGGCGCTTGATTGGATAAGTCTTGGTGATGTAAGTATTGACATTATCCCAATCATCTTTTTCGTTGTCCCAGTTTCTTACCTGGTAAGTTGAAGAATCAGATGGCACGACCTTTTCGTGCGCCCATCCAGTTACCTCAACAATTTTTGTGCCGACTTGCTGAATCCACACGGAGAAATCGCTAACCTTGACTACCTTGAAAAACTCAATGTTGGTTTGGTCGTAGCCCCATGATGAGTAAAGAATGTCGCCCACCTTTGGCTTTGTAATGCCAACCTCGACTACTGTTGCCATTGGGATTCCATATTCAGCCATTTTGATTTCCTCTCTCGACCTTGTACATCAAGTGTAACACAACGGGGGTTAATAATCATCCCAAAACAAGGATATTTCTAAAGTATTTTTGTGCCACACAATTCGAACAAATGTTCGCCTGATACCCTTGGCTTATGTCTCTTACACCAGCAGTCTCCGCTCTATTGAAGGCTTCATGCCCAACAGCGACTCAGGATGTAAGAGTCAATCTTAAGAACCGCAAGAAAGCCATCGACGACGCCTCCTACGGTCCTCTCAACCCTTCGGAGGCGAATAAGGCATATTGGGACAAGATTGCCGAGGAATGGTCTGTATCGCCCGAGGAAGCCCAAAAGCAGCGCTGTGGCAATTGTGCAGCGTTTATCCAAACTTCAGCGATGAAGGAATGTATTACGGGTGGATTAGCCCAGGGCGATACCCGTGAGACCGCCTGGGATGTCACCGATGCGGGTGAGTTGGGATATTGCGAAGCCTTTGACTTCAAGTGTGCGAGCGCTCGTACATGCCGTGCCTGGATTTCAGGCGGACCGATTACGGATAAGAATAAAAAATAATGCCGAAGAGAAAAGCGGGCGCGTTTAACTCGATGCAGATTAAAGATGGTTGGATTGTCC